CCGCCAATAACATATCCCAATGGTGCAAATCCATTTGCAGCAGTATCAAATCCAACTCGATTGACTGATCTTGCAATATTTAACTCAAAAGAAAACAATACTAAATCTTCAGCACTACCGCCAGATGGCGTAATTGTAGTTGCAGAAAGATCATGCATATTAAAATAACTTGATTGGTTAGCGATTGTGGTTTCTGTACCGCCACTAAAAGAAATATTGGCTTTATCTGGATTAAAACCTGTGACAAAGGTAGCCGAACCCATAATCACGCCACCATTACCACCAATATCGCCAGATAATGTAAATGATGTACACATACAACTCTTAAAAGATATTGCAGTATCTGCGGCACTAGCACTTCCTTTATCAAAATATAACGTCACTGGAATTGCCGTGCTTCCATTAATATTATGTGAAGGTGGCATTGATCCTAACAACGCATTGGTTCCGTCATCATCGCCAAATAACGCTAAACAAACTCTATTAATTGCTTGAGGTGAACCCATAAACTCTAGTGTTACTTCATACATTCTATCATGCCGTTGAGCCTTTACCATTTCTGTTGATTGTGTTGCGCCACCTGCGCCTTGTCTAAATGGAGCGACAGCTAATGTATGATTAGCAACTTCACTAAAACTATAACTTACTACTGGCATATGAATTCTAGTAGCACCTGTTGCTGCTTTTGTGCCAAATGTTGA